AAGGTGGACCTGGCTTATAAGGCCGTGCAGGACGGAATTGCACGCACAGAGGATGGCCGGCTGGTGGCGCGCGGCGAAGGCGGCGAAGTGCCGGTGAAGGAGTACCTCACGAACTTCGTGAACGAAAATCCGGAATTTCTGCCGGCACGAATTTCGGGGGGAACTGGCATGACGGCTACACACAAAGCTCCGAACGCAGGGCGAGACGCGGTGAGCATCGAACAGATCCGGCCGGGCATGAGCGCGGAGGAGATGCAGCGGGTACGAGAGGAAATCGTACGCGTAGCGTCGCAGACCCTTCGGGGGCTGTAGACAAGTTCCGGCTAGACGAGTAGCCGGCAAGAAGAAAGGAACAAGGAGAAAACATGGCAGCAATTACTTCAGCTAATGTCGCCAATGCGATTGTCAAGCTGGTGGCGGCGGACGCATTGCCGGTGCTGGTCGGGAACCTCATCATGGGGAACCTGGTGAATCGCGATTATGAGCCAGCGCTGGCACATGCGGGCGATACGATCAACGTGCCGATTCCCCCTGTGATGCAGGCGAACAACATCCTCGAGGGTGGGACGGTGCAAACACAAAATCCGAGTCTGGGAAATGCCCAGATCGTAATGAACACGCACGCGGAAGCAACATTTCAGATTCCAGACGTGACGAAAGTGCTGGCGGTACCGGACCTATTGAAGATTTACATGCAACCGGCGGTGGCGGCGATCGCGCAGAAGGTGGAGACCGACCTGCTGAACCTGTATGCGGGGTTCACGGCTAATACTCCCGTGGGCACGCCGGGAACGACGATTACGGAAAGCGTGATCGATGCGGCGGAAACCGCGCTGTTCCTGGCCAAAGTTCCGCCGAGCGCCGAGAAGTACATAGTGGTGGACGCGGCGACTTACTCGGCGTGGCGGCAGATTCCGCGCTTCAGCGAATTTCAGACTGCGGGCGACGCGGGCTTGAAGGCGCTGATCGACGGGACGGTCGGGAAGATCAAGGACTTTTTCGTGTTCCGCTCGCAGTTCGTGCAGTTCACGGGAAGCAATCCGGTGACGACGCACAATCTGGCGTTCACACGGGACGCGCTCGGGTTAGTGATCCGGCGACTGCCCCAGCCCTTGCCTGGCACAGGGGCGATCGCGGAGTATGCCGAGTTGGGCAATTTCGGGATGCGGGTAGTGATGAGCTACCAGCCGGATACGCTGGCGCAGCAGTTCACGGTAGATATCCTGTACGGCTGCGGCATTCTGCGGAATACGTCGGGCGTGCAGGTGAATACGTAGCGCAGCTAAGCGGCGACCCAAGGAATATTCACCACGGAGACACAGCGCGGCACAGCCGCAACCAAAAGAAGACCCATATCACCGCAGAGACGCGGAGACGCAGAGAGTGCTGAAGGCAAGAACAACATGTGGAGCGCGCAGAGGGGGCAGAGGTAAACTGCGTTTCCAGCAGCCGCCCGTATGAACGGCGGCTCCCCTTGGAGGGTAGGGAGGGTTGAGGCCTTGGAGGCCGGGAAAATCGTCGCCGCGCGCGAAGATTCTGCGTGGCAGTAGTACAGAGGAACACTAAGAAAGAGATTCCACCGACGATACGCTGAGGCGCTGGGAATAACAAGACTAAAGTCAAAATCGGAGGGCGCAGAGGTGGCAGAAGGCACGGAGGGGTAAGGACCCCGGGTGTCAGCGTCTGAGCGGCTTGAGTTCGGGAGATCATCGGGGAGTTGCGGAATTTGGACCGCTCCCTTGCGGTCGCGGCTCATCAAGAGGCGGCTTTCGCAAAGGGGCGGCTCGGATTCGCCAGGTTGAGTAAAAGAGTGTAAGGAGAATGGAATGGACGTCAAGACATATTACCAAAGGATTCGCGCGACGGAGGCAACGATCGCGACTCCGTACGCGGTGGTGAGCAGCTTGCCGACGGACGATGGGGGCAAGAAGGGGGTGCTGGTGGAAGTACCGCGGTACCTGGCGGCGAAGATGATCGTGGAGGGTTCGGCGCAACTCGCGCCGGAGGCGGAGGCGACGGCGTTTTTGCAAGCGCAGGAAGCGGCGTACAAGGCAGCTAATGACGCTGCGGCGGCAGCGAAGCTGGAAGTGACGATGGTTCCCTCAGACGAACTGAAGAGACTGACGGACGACATGAAGAAGCTGAAGAGCGGAGCTAAGGCAGTAAAGGATTAGGCAGACGATATGGCTCTGTTCACGGACGGGCTTGTCTCAGGGATGGAAGACCTGACGGCGCAAGATACACAACTGGCGAATGTGGCGAGCGTAGAGGGGATAGACGTCACGCAGAAGTTGGGCGTGGCGCAAGAGGAACTGGCAATCGAGATCACGACGCTGCTTAACGGTTCGCGACGCGCCGAACAGGCGTTCTGGCTGACGGCACAGCCTCAGATGGAGAACGTGGTGGTGACACCGCCGCTGAAGCTCTGGCACACGTTCCGGGCGCTGGAGATGGTGTATGGCGACGCGTATTCGAGCCAATTGAACGACCGCTACGCGGCGAAACGGGACCAGTTTCACGAGCGGGCGGGATGGGCGTACGAGCGGCTTTTGGTGCTCGGGCTCGGCATCGCCTGGTCTCCGGTTGCGCGAGCGAGAATGCCTCAGGTAGTAGGTGCGGCGGGTAATCTGGCGAATGGCACTTACTATGTGTCGATGACCTGGCTGAACGGCAAAGGCGGGGAGGGCGCGCCGTCTGTGCCCACGACGCTTACGACGACGGCGAGTACGTTTCTGGTGCAACCGGCCCCGGCTCCGGCGTGCGCCACCGGATGGAACGTCTATGCGGGCAGCGATCCGGAGGCGATGTCACGGCAGAACGGATCACCGATCGCGGTCTCGCAGACGTGGCTGCAGCCGAATGCGATGGCGAGCGGCGGCAGCGAGCCGGGCTGGGGACAATCGCCCGACTGCCAGATGCCGATGCCACGCATCATTCTGAGGGGCTAATGACGACCACTATCGGCAGCCTGATCACGGGGCAAGTGATCCAGCTTCTCACGGGCACGAGCGGGGTGAATTCGTACCTGGGCGCGGCGGTGCAGGATAACGGCCAACCCTTGGTTCCCTTGAACAACGCACAAGTGCGAGCGCAGAACGTAGCGCCGGAGATTGCGGATCAAAGCAACACCATGCAATATCCGGCGATCAATGTGTACTGCGAAAAGATTGTCAACAGCTTAGCGGAGAAGTTCCGCAGTTTCTCCGGGAACGTGCAGACCACGGTGGAATTGCGGCATTCGCAGGATCGCCTGGACGGACTGCAAGACGCCCTAGACAATTACGCGGACGCAGTTATGCAAGTACTGAACGCAAACCGCGGAGATTGGGGCAGCGGCCTATTTTACTGCGGCCAATACCAGGTTCTGTTCGGGCCGGTAAAGCACGGCGGAAGGAATTTCCAGCAAGTGGCGAAGATCACTTTCGAGATCGGAGTAAGCAGAAGTTAATATGGCATCCTATATTTCATCCAACGCAAACCGGTTCTACACGGCGCTAGAGAGCGCGTACGGACAGGTTCCGACGATTACAGCGGCGAACCGGATTCCAGCATTGAAGTTGACGGTTCGACAGCAACTCGAGGTGACAGACCGCAAAGATAAGACCGGCAGCCGGACGTTTCCCGGTGTGCCAGCGGGCGGCAGGCGCCAGACTACGTTTGAACTGCGGACGCTGCTGACGAACTGGGCACAAGGAACGCCCAATCCAAGTTACGGTCCGTTATTCCAGGCCGCACTGGGCGGCAAACCCGGTTACTTCGCGGGCGGGACGGCGGCGAGCACGACGGGGAACGGCAGGCTGGCATTTGCGGCGCCGCACGGGCTCTCGGCTGGGCAGGCGGTGAGCAGCGGCGGCGAGATCCGGTTCGTGGCGGCGATAGTGAATACGGAGACGGTGCAATTGAACGTGCCGTTCACGGCTCCGCCAGCGGCAGGCGCTTCAGTTGGGGCGGCTCTAACCTACGCGCCGGCGACCGAGTTAGCGAGCGTCGGAGTCTTCGATTATTGGGACCCGGCGACGGCGGTTCAGAGATTGCTGTGCGGCGGAGCGGTGGACCAAATGGAGATCGATCTAAACGGCGACTATCATGAATTCCGGTTTAGCGGCCAGGCGCAGGACGTGGTAGACAGTGTCAGCTTCGGCAGCACCTCGGGAGGCGCGGCACAGCTACAGACTTTTCCGGCCGAACCGGCGGTGGGCGCGTTCGACTATACGATTGTGCCGGGGAATCTCGGGGAAGCCTGGCTGGGTACGTCGCCGACGCAGTTCTTCACGATCACGTCGGCATCGGTGGTGCTGAAGAACGGACTGGATACGCGATTCAGGGAATTCGGATCGAGCCTTCCACAAGCGATTGCGCCGGGCGAACGGACGGTGACAGCGGCTTTCGAGCTCTATAGCCAGAATGACCCGAACACACAGGGTTTGTATCAGGCGGCCCGGCAGCAATCGCCAATCAGCGTGATGTTTCAGTTGGGGGAATCGCAAGGGCAGTTAGTGGGGGTATATTTGCCGAGTGTAATTCCGGTGGTGCCGGAGTTCGATGATAGCAAGAATCGGCAGCAGTGGAAATTCCGGTCGTCGCGGGCGCAGGGGACGGTGAATAACGAAATCGCGGTGGCGTTTGGATAGCTCAGGTGGCGCGGCAGGAAGCAAGGGAATATTCACCACAGAGGCGCACGAGACACTGAGAACACAAGGCTAAAAGGACGAATATTCGCCGAGGCGCTGATAGAAACAAAGGCAAAACCGGAGGGCGCAGAGGTCGCAGAGGACACAGAGAGGCAAGGACTCAGTTGCCAGCGTCTTAGTGGCTTCAGTTCCGGGAGAACTTATCAGGGGATTCATGAATTACGAGAGTGTGGCGACGGTGGAGTCGCGGATTGCCACTGGGGTGAAGTTCACGGTGGCGAAGATGTCGTTCGGGAGACGGACGGAGTTGATGCGGCAGGTGCGGGAACTGGCGCGAAAGGTGGAATTCCTGGAAGCCGGCACGGGACCGGGAGAAAAGATGGATGCCGCGCTGCTTCGGGTGGAGATCGACCGGCTGTATGTGAGGTGGGGTCTGCTGGGGATCTCCGGACTGGAGTTAGATGGCGTGGAAGCCACGCCGGAGTCACTAGTTGAAGTCGGGCCGGAGCAACTGTTTCGCGAAGCGGTGGCGCTGGTGCGGTCGCAGACGGGGCTCAGCGCGGAAGAACGAAAAAACTGATTGTCGCCTTCCACTTTGAGTTTTCCAACCAGGCCGGTTGGGAGTGCGACACGTGCCGGAAGTCCGGCCTGGAACGACGGCGGCGGTGCGGATGGCTTCCTGCCGATGAGCTGGGGCCGACGCGGCTGGTGTGGGCGCGAAGGAATGTCGGTCTGGACCGATGTCCGAAGCCGTATATCACGGCGGAGAGCCAATCATTGGTCGAGGAGTTTTTCACCTGGCGGCGGCTTCGTACCTTGGAGGGCGAATTGAGCGCCCGACAGGTAGAAGCATTCATGATTTTGGAAAAAGAGCTTGCGGCGGAGCTGGAGTGCGGCGCCCGCCAACGAACTTAATATGGCGACCTTTCCCCTGCTTAAGACTGGCGCGGTGGCGCAGTATCCCGCTACTAAGTCGGTTCGATTCCAGAACCAGATAGTGCGCTTTCTTGACGGCAAGGAGCAACGGTATCGGGATGCGGCGGGTCCTCTGCATCAATGGGTGATCCGGTTGAGCGAGTTAGATGACGGTGAAATGACGGCAATCGAACAGTTTTTCGAAGATAACCAGGGGCGGCTGGGGAGCTTCGCGTTCACCGATCCGTGGGACGGGACGCATTACGCGAATTGCAGTGTTGCGAGCGATGAACTGACCTTGGGATCGGCGGCGGAAATGCGCGGGAAAACGTCAGTGACGATAGTTGAAAACCGGGGCTAGCGATGCTCGTTTATCCACAGCTTCCCAGCGGCGCTTTGGTCCAGTTTCCCGTGCAGCGAGTGCGACAGATGCGCACTTTGGTGAATACGGGGGCGGACGGGACGGCCGTAAAACTCGGGGACCCGGGGGCGGCAACGGTGGAGTGGCAGTTGAAGTATGCCGGGCTGAGCGACGCAGAGCTCGCCGCGCTACTCGAATTCTTCACGGCTGCCGAGGGCACGCTGAATAACTTTACATTCGTCGATCCGGCGGCGAACCTGCTGGCGTGGAGCGACGATCTAACCAATGCGGTTTGGGACGCAGCGCCGTTTCTGTCACTGGCCGGGGGGAATGCGGATCCGGCGGGGGGTACCAATGCGTGGCAAGTGACTAACGCCGGGGCGGCGGCGCAGGGCTTAACACAGACGCTGACGGCGCCAGGCGGGTATGTGTATTGTCTGAGCGTTTACGCGATGGCGTCGACGCCGGGGACATTCACATTGTTAATTGGCAACAATCGTTTCGAGCAGAACGCCGACGCCAGTTGGCAAAGGTTCGCATGCACCGCGAGCGGGGATCCGATGGCCGCCTCAATGACGTTCGGCATCGAATTGGGAGCCGGCGCAGTGGTCGATATTTACGGGTTGCAAGTCGAGCCACAAGACAGTCCTTCCATTTACAAGCCGAGCACAACGGGCGGGTGCTATGAGAACGCGCGGTTGCGCGACGATACGTTGACGGTTACGTCGACGGACGTCAATCGACATTCGGCGACGGTCAATATCCTCTATGCAAGCAATCTCTGATCTGAAGGAACAGAGCGTCACCGACACGCCGTTAATCGTCTTCAACTGCGTTCTTGCCAACGGGCAGAGGGAATACTGGTGCACACACGGTATTACAGCCGGGGGGAACACTTATGCGGCGCGTGTGATCCAGCATAGCGCTTTTGACATCCAGACAGCGTCGGACCAGGGAATCGATGGCAGCCCACAGATTTCGATTTTGCTGGCGAACGCCGATTCGTATTTCTCGGAAATCGAGCGATCGGTTGGATGGAAGGGCGCGAGCCTGACGGTGGGCGTGCTGTTTTACGACCTGCCAACCAACACTGCTCTGACGGATATCACGGTGGTATTTCAGGGGATCTGCAACCCGCCGTCGAGAAGCGATGAATCGACGTTTCGACTGACTGCCCTCAATCGCATGAGCCTGCAAAGGGTGTTCCTGCCCGAGGTGCAGATCGAACGGCGATGTCCCTGGCAGTTTCCGGCCACGCCTGCGCAGCAGACCGAGGCGGTGGACGGCGGAATCAATGGTAAATACTCCCTGTATTACAATTGCGGCTATTCGGCCGGGCTTCCGGGCGGTACCGGCAATCTCAACGGTACGGTTCCTTTCACGGACTGCGGGTACACACGCAGCGATTGCCAGGCGCGGGGGATGTTCACGCGTTTCGGAGGTCTGGAATTTATCCCGCCGGTGATTACTGTGCGGAGTTACGGAAAGGGGTCGTCAACTTCAGCGCTTTCCACCAACCGGGCTCTTTACAACGACTACGTCCCCATGATTTATGGGACCGTCTGGCAGCAGCCGATCGTCACTTTCGCGCGGAACGACGGCAATCTGACGCGGATGGAAGTGTTGCTCGGGATCGGGCAGATTCAAGGAGTATTGACGGTCCTGGTGAACGACGTAGAGATACCGATCGGGGTGAGCGGCACGAACATGACGGGCACCGGTTGGTATAACGTTGAGACGCTGGGGACACGAGATGGCGCATTAGATCCTAATTTCACCGATTCGACAGGGGCACCAGCGGGCGATCCGTATGGCAGCATGGCATATCTTTCGGTGGTGGTTCCGAATCAATTGAATAACGGAACTTCACTGCCCACCGTAGAGGCGTTGGTACAGGGGCTGCTGGTACCTGTCTACGGGGCGGATGGAACTTACATCAGCGATCAATTCTCCAGCAACCCGGCTTGGATTCTGCTCGACGTGCTGCGGAGAAGCGGATGGTCGGAGGCGGAGATCGACCTGACGAGCTTCGCGGCGGCGGCGGCATATTGCGATGAACAAATTGCGGCAACCGATATTAATGGCAATCCGATCACATTACCGCGATTCCAATGCAATCTGCTGCTCGAAGACCGGCGGAGCGCAGGAGACGTTGTGCGAGGAATTCGCAACTGCGCGCGGATGTACTTGACGTATGGGCCCGGCGGGGTGTTGCAAGCGAATATCGAGAACACGATCGCGCTGCAGAGTCCTACGCAACCCGCGTGGTCGAACAGTACCGAGCCGCTGAATGGCGGATGGCCCAGTTACGAATTCGGCGATGGCAGCAGCGGCTTCTCCGGGATTATGCGGAAGGCGAATGGGGCATCGAGCGTGGTGGTGAGCTCGCGCAACATTGCCGAGACGCCGAACTGCATGTCGGTGGAGTTTCAAGACTCGCTCAACGGATACCAGCAGGACAGCTATGAAATGGTTGACCCGGACGATATCGCATTGACGGGGCAAACGACCTCGGCGACGCTGATGGCTTTAGGGATGCCACAGTTCGATCAGGCCTCACGCATTCTGAAGTTCAACCTGGATAAGTCGATTCTCGGGAACACTTATATCGAGTTCCAGGCCAGCATTATGACGTTCGGAGTCTCGCCGGGCGATCTGATCACGGTCACTTACTTGAAGGAGGGATTTCTCCGCCAGCCTTTTCGAGTACTAAAACTGTCGCCGGCAACGAACTATCGGACCACGACCATCACGGCGCAGATTCATGACGATGCCTGGTACGCGGATACGAATGGGCAACCAACTTCGACATCGGGGCAGGCGATCGGGATCAATGCGAGCGTGGGCGTTCCGAATCCGCTGCTGGGCAGTGTCGTGGACAGCAACGGGAATGTCCAATTCGGCATAGTGGAGACGGCGGCGACTAATACCGATGGCTCGATAGAAGCGAGCGTTATCGTGAGCTTCGTCGCACCGGCGACGATAGCGAGCACTGGTCCCGGTGTTCCCTTGGTTAGCTTGTCAGCGATGATCGGTTCGGGTGGGTCCATTCAAGGCGACCAAACGCTCTACTACGCGATATCAGCCGTCGACAGCGCTGGAGATGAAAGCGCTCTGTCGTTCATGGTGACGACGATTGTAACCGCTGACGGCAGTAGCGTGACGCTCACCGGTTTAAGCTTTACGGCTGCGACTGCGGCGTTCAACGTATACCGCGGAAGTTCGCCCGCAAACCTGCTGCGAGTTGCGTCGGCTCAAGCGCTCGCGACCAGCTTTATCGACGGGGGACTCACGGTCGAGTTGATTCCTCCACCCGATCCGGACTTCGACCACGCGAATTTCTATTGGCGCTCAGAGCTGCAACCCGAAATAAGGGTGACAACGCACTCGCCGAGGATGCTGGGAAGCGCGACCTTGCAAATGGCCGTTAACGGTTACGTTGGAATGACGGTGCGGATTACGCGCGGGACCGGCGCCGGACAGGAACGCAGCGTGACGGCCAACGATGCGACGACATTGACGGTTGCGACGTGGGATGTGAAACCGGACGCAACGAGCTTCTTTACGGTGGCGGAGGCGGCCTGGCACTTCGCCGCCACCGCGCAGAGCAGCCCGATCCAATTTGCCATTCCGAATCGAACGGGTGAGGTGGTGCAGATCACCGGCCGGTCTGCGAACGTCAATAATCTCGAGTGTTCACCGGAGCTCTCGATTGTGACACGGTGGATGATTGGCGGATCGGGCACTGCTGACCAGCAGGTTCCTCCGCAACCCTTCTTCGGACTGGGACCGAACCTACAGGGAGGCTCAGCGGTTCTGAGCGGAGTATCCTTTACGGACCTGACAAATACCAGCGGGGTTTCGTCCGGGACACTTACTCTCTACTACTGGAATGAGTTATCCGCCGCACCCAGCACTCTGCTGGCGAACGATCTCGGAGCTACGGATCAGGCGCTTACTCTCACGGTCCAGGGTTCCGCGCAGGTAGGAACGATGCTGCAGATCGATGGCGAGATTCTTACCGTGTCGGCAATAGGTAACAACGGTACCCAATATAATGTCACTCGCGGAGTTGACGGGAGTGCCGCGGCGGCACATCCCGCCGGAACAACCGTCTATCAACTTACCAGCCAAGTCACAATTGTGCCATTTCCGCCGGGATTTTTCGGCAGTCCTTATAGCGGAAGTTGGAGCTATCCAATCGCGTTGCCGGATGTTCGCATTGGAAGCGCGGAATTGTTTGTAACAAACGAATTGGGAAACAGCCCAACCACCGGCGCCTGCCTGACTCACAATCAAGATAAGGGCTTGCGGACGCTTTCCGGGGGGCAGTATGCAATCCAAGTAGAAGGTTTCCTGGCTGTCGACCAATGTGTGGCGCCAGCCATCGTTGTCGAAACAGCACGTTCAGTGCGAGATGTTTTCGCTATCTTGGGAAGCGCGGCCGACGCCGAGGTGCAGGTTCAGGTGAACGTAAATGGCGCGCCATACTGCACGGTTGCCTTTTCACCCGGCCAGATCTCGTCCAACAGCATACTTGGGAGCACTCTGCCATTCCTTCCCGCGATGTCCCAGATCACGGTGGCCGTGCTATCGGTAGGGCGAGTTCATCCCGGGGCGAACCTCACTGTGGTAATTCGACTGTAATGGGGGAGCAACTCACAAAACTGCGGCCCGATCGGGATTTGCAGTGTTACTTTCAGGAGCCATCGGCTATAGCAGCGCTCAGCCAGACGAGAGCCAGCGGGTTCACAGTATCTGGATGTTGGAGAGATCCGTTCGATTGGGTCGTGCTGGAATGGAATCGCGACAACGTTTTTGAGCATCCAATGATTCGCAACCTGCCGGACGGCAACTTGAGTGACATACAACTCAGTTATCAGGAAGTCCGCACCAACTGCATCGCGATGGATTCCACCCTTTACCCCACAGTGGAATGGCCATTTCTGCGCATTTGGGCGGACAATGGAGGTATCGAGACGCTGTACGACGTGCCGCTAGATGGCTCGGGCTTGGGATATGCGACCCCCATCGAAGGGGCGTTCACTTCGGCCACGGTGACTTTTGAATTGGGCGGACTGCCGACTGGGAACGACTATATCGAACTAGCCTGGCTGGATCAACAGTTTAACTATCAACTTACGGGCAAAGACACGCTCGATGTTGCGGCAACCGCCCTCGCGAGCGCGATCAACCAATTTGGCGATGGAACGGTTACTGCCTCTGCCAGTGGGACGCAAATCACTCTTACCTACGCTGCGAACTCCGGTGCGAACGCCAATCGAATCGGGGTCTATGCGACAGTATCCGGTGCGTGCACAGAAACGTGGACGCCCGGTTGGGCCAACTTCAGCGGCGGCACTTCTCCCCAGCAGTGGCAAGTGGACCTGAATTTTGGCGCACTCCAGGGCTTTATCAATCCCGATCGCACGACATTGGTTGCGGTGCCAACGTCGAACGTGCGGAAGCTGCGCTGGACATGGTCGGCCAATCCGCAGGCCGGGAACTTCCAGCGGAGCGAGTTCTCGGTGGTGGTGACGAATTGGTCGGTTACGGGCGAGAATCTTCAGTATCAGGTAGCCGGTCCCGGAAGCCTGAGGATTGAGGACGCCTCCAATACGATCACTTATTCGGGAGGGGCGTGGAATAGCGAGATCGGAAACTTCTCGGGCGGGTCGATTCACTGGGCGTCGACGCCGGGGTGTTCCCTGCAGTGCCTGTATACCGCCGGCACCACACACACACTGTACCTCGGGACGAGGTATATAGCGGCGGGCGGAACGGTGTCGGTGCAGGTGGATGGGGGTTCGCCGGTTTCCCTGAATCTGGCGTTGCCGGCTGAGGATGTCCTGGTTCGCGTCCCACTTGGCACATTCAATGGAGGTGCGCCACACAATGTCACAATCACCAATGTCGGAGCGGTAGGGAGTTACTTCTATTTTGACTTCTTAGAGGCTGCAGTCCCGACATATGACCTTCCTGACTTTCCCATAGTGGCGGCAGCGACGCTGGCGACCGACTGGGACACGAATCATTCTATCGCCCTGGCGTCGGAACGAACCGCGTGGCTCATCCAGAAGCTGGGATTCTGTGGAAGGGCGAATCACTATGCCGGGGCCCTTTGGTTTTATGAGCTCTGCAGGCCAGGGATGCAATTTGCCACGGCGACGATATCTTTTGCCGGCAATCCCGAGTTCGGGCAAATTACCAGTTTGAACCTGGCAGGCACGGTGATTCAGCATGTGAACCTAATCAGCGACACAGCCGAGACGATCGCACTCTGTTTTGCGCTGCTGATTAACGCCGGGTCGAACAGCGTGTGGGCACAGGCAAGTGGTGCGGTCCTGACGATTACGGCGACGAGTTTAGGTACCGCCGGCAATGGTCTTGCGGTTTCGGCAACCACCAACAACTCGGCAGCAAATGGCACGCCGTTAACGGTGCAAGCCAGCGGTCCGGCTCTTGCCGGCGGAATCGATGGCACGAGCGCCGATCCCCGGGGGAGCTACTGGCGCACGGACCTAACAGCTACTCCTCCGATTAATCGTGCGGCGCGCGACTGGAGCGTCGCCTTTTTCACAGCGTTGAATGGCTATGGGATTGAGCCCACGGCTTCGTTCAGCATGGAACTGCAGAACGGAGATGACAGCACAGCTATGGGGATCGCCCAAAGGTATCCGAGTGGCGACGCGGTCTGGTTGACGACGCCTTCTTTGCAAACAAACTTCGGGCCAGCGAGTACTGCGTTTTGGCAGCAGGTCTATTTAGAGATGGCCAGCTTGATGACGCAGGCAGGCATCGGGCCCTATCTGCAGTTTGGTGAAGTCCAGTGGTGGTACTTTCCTGGTCCGACAGCCACGGTGGTGACGGAACCAGGCATGCCGTTCTACGATGCTTACACGACTGAGACCTTCCAAGCCACATACGGAGAGCCAATGGCCGTCATTGCAAACCAATATGCCGACCCTTCGCAACTCGCGCAGGAATGCACGTTCCTGCCGGGACTTATTGGGGCGTTCACGAAGGCAATTCGGGAATTCGTCGCGGCGTCGTTCCCAGTCACACGGTTTGAGGTGCTGTATCCCCCTGACGTAAACGATACAGCGCTGAATAGGATCATTAATTTCCCGTCGACGGACTGGACTCCTGCAAACCTGGCTTGTTTAAAAACGGAAAACTTCACTTACACAGCGGAGCGCAATCTGGATTTGGCAAGGCAGTCCATTCTATTGCCGTCGCAACGCGGCTTTCCGCTGTCGCAGAGCAGTCATCTGGTGGGCATTTCCGATTACACGACTCCGTGGCTGAAGGAACAGCAAATCGCCTCGGGCGCAAATCTAGAATCGGTTGTGCTGTTTGCGTTAGACCAATTTTGCCTCATCGGGTACAGCCTGCCGCTACCGCGTAGCAGCCGATGGGCTCGCCTGTTGGGCAGGTAG